ATACTTTCTTTTGAAGAGGGGAATCCGTTTGGTGATTATTAAGATATGCTAGGAACAACCTTTTATCATAATACACTGCGAAAGCTGGTGATTTCGTTCGGAACGATATTCAATAACGTATCGATAGAACGAAAAAACAGTTCAGGTGTTACTCAGAAAACGATAAAAGTTCCTCTTGGATATGGACCGAAGCAGAAGTTTCTCGTTCGCATAGACCAAATTGGTTCTATCAAAGATGGTCGCAAGGTACAGATGATTCTCCCACACATGGGATTTGAAATTGCTGATATCTCCTATGCGCCCAGCAGACATCTTAACACGGTGCAGCGACATATTTACACAAACAGAGACACGACAAGCACTGTAAAGTATCAATACCAGCGAGTGCCATATGATATAAACTTTTCGTTGTATGTGATGGCAAAGAACATGGACGATTCCATGCAGATAGTAGAACAGATACTTCCGTTCTTTACTCCTGAGTTCACAATCACTGTGAATGATATGTTGGAATTGAACCAGAAGACAGATGTTCCTATTATTCTCACATCCGTATCCAACGAAGATACATATGATGGGAGTTTCACCGAACGCAGAGCGATCATATGGACGCTTAATTTTACATGCAAGGCATATCTATACAGTCCTACGAAAACATCTGATATCATTCGCAAGGTGATCGCAGACATATATACAAGCACGAATCAGGTACTCGCAAAACGCGAAGAGAGACTAACCGTAGAGCCGGAGCCTCTGACGGCGGGACCAGATGACTTCTATGATTACACAGAGACATGGGAGTTCTTTGACGATGCCAAGGAAATGGACAGAACAACCGGAGTCGATGATATCGACTTGTCCAGTTCTTCCAGTTCACGAAGTTCTTCTTCTGAATTGAGTTCATCTTCAAGCAGTTCAGGGACAACTGGAAATTCCAGTTCGTCTTCTCCTTCTAGTGAGAGTTCTTCTAGTCAGAGTTTCTCTTCATCAAGTAGTTCTACATAATAAAGGATATCATGGAACCAGAAAATGAAAGCAAATCAGTTCAGAATATATTAGACATTGAAGAGGTTGAGGTTGTTGTGAAAGACATGGAAACCGCAGGGGATACTCTTGTCAATCGAAACATGGAAATCCAAGATGACTACGAGTTTTGTAGAAAAACACTGTACAATCTAGTGGAAGTCGGAGCAAAAGCACTGGATGAGATTGTGAGCCTTGCAAATCAAACAGACTCTCCGCGTGCATATGAAGTTATGGCTCTTTTGATCAAGAATCTTTCAGAAACCAACGAGAAGATTCTGAAACTCCAACAGGACACACACCAGATAGAAAAAGAAACAGGTGTGGTGGATAACCCGCAGAGCGTCACAAACAATGCAATCTTCGTTGGCACTACACACGAACTACAAAAGCTATTGAAGCAACACGGCAATAAAGATGACGGCGCCGAAAAATAACGACTCCTACATGGGCAACGAACTTCTCAAACGAGAAGGCGCGGTCCACCAGTATACATCAGACGAGGTCACCGAGTATCTTAAATGCTCGAAAGACCCAATATACTTCTGTCAAAAATACATGAAGATTCGCCATGTTGACAGGGGAATTGTAGCATACGACCCATACCCATACCAGAACACGATGATGAGTATATTGGACTCTAATAGGTTCAGCATTATCAATGCTCCACGACAGAGTGGAAAAACCGTGGCAGTTCTTGGATATCTCCTGTGGTTTGTTATATTCAACGATGCAAAGTCAGTAGGTATCATCGCAAACAAGAAAGAAACAGCCATCGACATACTTGGTCGATTGCAGTTTGCGTATGAGAATCTCCCCAAGTTCTTACAACAGGGAATCGCAGAGTATAACAAGGGATCGATGAAACTGGAAAACCAGAGTTTTCTAATAGCATCTGCCACCAGCGGATCGGCTGCACGTTCATATTCATTCTCACTCCTATACGTGGAAGAAGTAGCTCACATCGAAAATTATCTGTGGGAAGACTTTTGGCATTCTGTCGCACCGACGATTTCATCTGGTAAGGAAAGTAAGGTTATTCTGGTTAGTACTCCCAAGGGCATGAACCACTTCTATAAGCTATGGACAGATGCCGAGAGAGGAAAGAATACTTTTATTCCTATGCATGTCAACTGGTGGGAAGTTCCCGACAGAGATGATGCATGGAAGAAAGAAATAATCGACACGTTTGGAGAAGAACATTTTCTCCAAGAATACAGCACCGAGTTTCTCGGATCATCCAATACCTTGTTATCATCAGGGGCATTGAAGAGATTGGTATACACCGATCCCATTTATGAAAAAGATAAGCTAAAGATATACGAAAACCCGATCAAAACAACAGAGACAGCGGAAGCACACACGTATTTGGTCACGGTAGACACATCAGAAGGACTGGGTAAAGATTATCATGTTGTTTGTGCATGGGACATATCATCGTCTCCCTACACGCTGGCAGCGATATACAGAGACAATGACCTAACACCGATGCTTCTTCCGGACATCATCTATAAAATAGCGACTGATTACAACGAAGCATTTGTGTTGATTGAGGTAAATAATCCCCACGGACACGAAGCAGCCAAAACGATATACGATGATCTTGAATATGAGAATGTCGTATTCTGTAAATCTCAGGGACGAAAAGGTCAGATCATCACCAGTGGGTTCTCGACTAAAATGAATTATGGAGTAAAACAGTCGGTGGCGACCAAACGGGTAGGATGCTCCAATTTGAAATCCCTGATAGAATCAAATAAGATGGTTGTCAATGATTTTAATTTCATATCAGAATTGACCACATTTATTGCCGTCAAGAACTCTTTTGCGGCAGAAGACGGGTGTAATGATGATATTGTCATGTGCGCAGTCATGTTCGCGTGGGCTACTACTCAGCAGTATCTCAAAGATTTACTCGTAATGGATGTCCGAGTGGAAACATATAAGAATAAAATAGCAGCAATTGAAGAGGATTTGACTCCATTTGGATTTGGTGATGATGAGGTTGATGAAAAATATAACTTCCTACATGATGAAGATGGGACTGTATGGACTATGGATGGACAGAATACCAACTGGTAATTTTAGCTCCGTAGATAACATAAAACATAAATATCTATGAAATGCAGCAATATAGAAACCCCACAGGGAGAGAATAAACATGCCATTCAGAGTAAGCCCCGGCGTAACAATAACAGAAAAAGACCTTTCTACCATCGTCCCGGCCGTAGCAACAACTGCGGGTGCTACTGTTGGTGGTTTCCGATGGGGACCGGTCGAAGAAATAACACTGGTAGATAGCGAAAATGAACTGGTGAACCTCTTTTGGGAGCCAGATGACAATACATTCAAGTATTTCTTCCCCGCAGCCAACTTCCTGTCGTATGGAACAAGCCTTCAGGTAGTCCGAGTTGCAGGAACATCTGCTCTTAACGCAGTTCCTACGAGTGCGGTGACTGTCTTGTCTGGTGCATCAAGTTCTTCAAGTTCTGGCAGTATGTCCAGTTCTTCAAGTTCTACAGTAGCATCAGTAACATCTAGTTCTTCTCGGTCAAGTTCTTCGTCTCCTGTTGCCGGAAATTCAAGTTCTTCAAGTTCTTCAAGTTCAACAGCATTAGAGAGTACTTCAAGTCAGTCTTCATCCTCAAGCAGTGCTGCGAATGACAATGTTCTTGTGAAACATCAAGAACATCTTGATACGCTGAGTGGACTAGAACAGGTATTCATAGCGAAATACCCCGGCGCACTAGGAAACAGCTTGTATGTTTCTATTGCCGATCAGTCTTCGTTTGAGGGCTGGAAAGTAACAATCGCAGGCGACACATACAACTTGTCACATGAATTTGATTCCGCCCCGGGCACGTCTGCATATGCAACGGCTCGCGGTGCGTCTCAAGATGAAATGCACATTATCGTGCTTGACAAAGATGGTGCCATTTCCGGTACAAAGGGAACTATCCTAGAAAAATTCGCGTTTGTGTCAAAAGCATCAGACGCGAAGAGTTCTAATGGTTCTTCTATCTACTACAAAGAAGTAATCAATAACACATCACAGTGGATGTGGAATGTTAGCCATCCGGCTACAGGTACGAGTTGGGGTAATGCGACATCAAATGCATCTAATACATATGGTGTTCTAGCATCTCCACTAGCCTATAACTTTGGTGGTGGTACTTCAGATAACACAAACATCACAAATGGAGGACTCACGGCTGGATGGGATTTCTTCTCTGATCCAGAGACCACAGACATCTCTCTGGCTATAGTTGGTCCCGGTGATGTCGCTGCTGGTACTGCTGTTGTTGCAAGATATGTTGTGGACAGCATAGTGGAAGCACGAAAAGATTGCATGGCATTTATCTCACCTGAACGAGCCGCAGTGGTCGATGTGTTAAATCTCACAACAGCCATGCAGAATGTTAAAGAGTTCCGTGATACTACACTCAACAAAAATACATCGTATGCTTCGTTGGACTCTGGTTGGAAAAAGCAGTATGATAGGTATAATGATGTGTTCCGATACGTCCCGCTTAATGGAGACATTGCCGGACTTTGCGCACGAACCGACGAAGTAGCCGATCCGTGGTACTCACCTGCTGGCTTCGCAAGAGGACAAGTCAAGGGTGTCACAAAACTAGCATTTAACCCGCGTAGTAGCCATAGAGATGTGCTGTATCGCGCTGGTGTAAATCCTGTGGTTAGTTTCCCCGGACAGGGAACAATCCTGTTTGGTGACAAGACACTTCTGACAAGACCAAGTGCGTTCGATAGAATCAACGTTCGCAGACTGTTCATCGTGCTTGAAAAGGCCATTGCCATCGCTGCGAAACATCAGTTGTTCGAATTCAACGATGAATTCACTCGCGCTCAATTCAAGAACATGCTTGAGCCATTCCTTCGCGATATCCAAGGAAGAAGAGGAATCATTGATTTTCTGGTAAAATGTGATGACTCTAACAACACAGCAGAAGTTATCGATAGAAATGAATTTATTGCAGACATCTTCATCAAACCGAATCGTTCGATTAACTTTATCACGCTTAACTTCATTGCTACAAGAAGTGACGCGAACTTTAGCGAAATTGGCGGATAATAGATAGAATTGTATATAAATACAGATAGAAAGACAACGGAGAAACAATTATGGCAGAGATGAGTATTTCTGGATTCAAGGCCCGGCTGAAGAATAGCGGCGCACGACCCAATCTATTTGAGGTTGATGGTGCGTTTCCCGGTGCAGGGAATATGACAGATTTTCACTTCTTCTGTAAAGCTGCACAGATACCGCAGAGTACAGTAGGTGTTATCAATATCCCGTTCCGAGGAAGACAATTAAAGGTTCCCGGCGATAGAACATTCGAACCGTGGACGTTGACAATAATCAACGACGAAGATTTCAAGTTTCGCGCTGCATTCGAACAATGGCACGACATTATCAACGATGGTCCGACCAATATCGGCGCATCGAACCTTGCGGCCGCGTACATGATGCAATGGAATGTTCACCAGTTAAGCCGCCAAGGAAGTAGAATTGCATCATACCAAATGGTTGATGCGTGGCCGTCCGCAATCGCGCCAATTGAACTTTCATACGATACTCCGGATTCTATCGAAGAATTCACAGTAACTATGGAATATCAATTCTGGACACGATCAGGTGGGAGCATTGGGAGTCAAGTGGGTAGGGCTGTTTCAGGAGGATTGGCAGCGGCAGGTAGGTAAAATCTAACTATATATTAGGTTATCACAGAATCGATAAAAAGCAAAGTGGAAAGATTTTACTATGTCTAAGTCATTTGGCTTCGAGATACTCACATCCGATGC